GTTTATTGAACGTGGACTATTTGGTTCCGTTGAGTAATCCTCCGGTATTACCTTCGTTAACCCTTCCAGGAGCGCCTGTAATGCCTGCTCCGGTGCTGGAGGTACCAAGGGCTCAGTTACCTAGTTACAAGCCCCTTGTGGTGCCTCCTAGCGACCTTAGACCGCCTCCTGGTATTCAAGGTCCTGAAACATCGGAAGAAGAACCGGAAAAAGAACCAACAAAACCTAAACCACAAGTTAAGGTACCTCCTAAACCACCCAAGGAGGTTCAAATGGTTGATGTGCCATTTACGGATGTTGAAATCCCGATGCCATCAACTGAAATAATGACAGCTGCAGCAACGACAGCGGTTATATCCGTTGCGGCCACCCTTACTGCTACATCTATTTTCAAATACCTTGTAATGGTAATGAAGCCCGTCGTTAAACAAACATGGAACAAGATAACCAAGAAAAAGAAGTAAAGAAACCACTGCTTAAAAAAATTAAAGAACAAGCTGAGCACGACGTTGAGATCCTTGGAACCTTCGTTCGTCTCGGTGTTGTTGTTTGGAGTGGTTTTATTATTACTCTTAACTACGTTGAGTTACCAATGATTGAAAAAGGTAAAAGTGGCGGTGACATTACTTTTGTTGCTTCTGTATTTACTGGTGCTCTTGCCACGTTTGGCTTGAATACTTCAAACAATAAAAACGGTAACGGCAACGGCAAACCTCCAACTGACCCTAAAAAGAAAGAAGAATGAAAAAGCTTTTCCTAATTCTGCTTTTTGCCAGTCCCGCTGCAGCACAACAAGTGACCCCTAACTTTACCCAGGGGTCGATGCAAGCTACTACTACAACCACCGTGGATATTAGCCGCACCATTGCGACCAATGTATATGGTGGCGATTATAAATCATGGTCTGGAACAAACGTAACGCCCAGTGGGGACATTTTAGACACCTCCACCACCTATTCTGTAACCAACGCAGGGGAACAGTTTCAACTAGAAGTTGTAACCCGTGCAGCAGGGATCATCGAAGACAGCCTCGTAACCGAAACCATCCAACAAGTTTCTACCACTACCTCGTTGTCGGTCTTCTCTCAGTAAGTACACCAGTATTTGCACAAGAAGATCCTAAAGTTCAGAATACATCTAACCCTGTAGCAGCAGCTACGGGTAACGTCACTAATCAAGCGGTACAATTCCAAAATAACGGAGCACCTAGTAGACAGTACTTTAGCCCAGGTAACTCGTGTAACGGCACTACAATGACCTTTTCACCGTTTTACATGGGCAACGAGACTGTTCCTTACAAAAGCTCTGGGTATGTGCACGGTAATAACTACGGTGCACAACTTAATTTTAGTATACCGCTTGATGGTGGCATGACAGAACTTTGTAAAAATATCGCTAACCGTCACGAGGAAAAACTTCGTCTTGATTACGAACTTGTACGTGCACTAAAATGTACTGAGATTATGAAAGCTGGGTTTACTTTTAGACCCGGTTCACGTGTTGAAGTCATGTGTCACGACATTGTTCCTATTGTGTCCCTTATCGAATCTAATTAATGTCTTTTCAAATCATTGACACCTTTACTGGTAAGGTGTTGACTACCTGTGAAACCCAAGCCGAAGCTGAAAAAGCTGAGAGCCGCTTGGTGCATGAACCCGGTGAAGCACGATATGAAATCGTAGCACCTAAACCCCCTGCTAAAAAGAAAACTACTAAAGTTGAGGTAGCAGAAGATGCCGAAGAAGAAGGCAACTGAGGACCAGTTTAACGAACTTCATAACCTCGTTACATCTGAATTCCTTAGTCGAATTAAATCTGGTGAAGCCACGACACAAGACCTTAAGGCTGCGTGTGACTGGCTAGCCAAGAATGACATCAGTGGTGTTGCCTTTGAAGGTAATCCACTTGATAAGTTGGTGTCTGTTATGCCAACTGTTGATCCTGATCTTGTACAGCGGAGGTTGTATGGCCCGAAAGTCTAACTACAGCGGTCCAAAATACGCCAACGGTAACTACAAATCATACCAAAAAAAGTATGATGCTAGTGCTTTACAAATTAAAAAACGAACCGAACTCAACAAAGAAAATCGTAAACGCGGAACCTATGGTAATGGAGATGGTAAAGATGTATCCCATAAAAAGGATGGCTCAACTACCCTTGAAATTGCCGCTAAAAATAGAGCCCGTAAAGGCAAGAAAGCATGACCCCGCTGCTCCCAAGTCCTG